CACAGTTTCTGCTGGTACTATCACCTCTGGTGTATATTCTCCAGGAACTATTGCAGCAACACAATACACCGCTGGGGCAGCATTTAGTTTCAGTCAATCTTATACACAAGCTGACGCACTACCTACCAGTGCAGCTACTGTAGGAGCAATTCCTAACTTCGGTTCGGTTACTTCTTACACAGCTGGAACTGCTGGCGATCTTGCTGGTACTGTAACCAGTGCAGGTGTACTAACCGTAACTGCTGGTGGAGCTGGCACAAGTGCCGTGGGTCAATTTGTTTCGGAGATCACTGTCATTGATTGAGGACGTTCGTAATGACGATTTCTGGATCGACCTATTGGAATATTGCGACGAGTGCGGTGGTAATCCTGCTTACAGGTGCCACCGCCCAGGCAGTCCCCGTTGTCCCAAACTTCACACAGGGCTCGATGACGAGCCACACAGAGACAACACAAACAATAACCGAAACGATTAATAGCATGGATTATAGTACAGGATATCAATATTCTGCTACTGGATCTGGCGTATCTGCTAGTGGAAATCTTTCCCCTGGCACTTCTAGTAATTCTGTATCAATTGAAGGAGTGAATTCAACATGGACTGGCGTAGGTTCAAAACCAACTTTCACACAGACAACACCAGGGGCAGCGTTCCAGTTTACGGAAACTTATTCGGGACCAGGACTCCAAAACCATACGATCATCCAAAGAGTGACCGAGGTTACAAGCGTAACAGACACTACAAGTATCTTCTCGCAGTAATCGCTACTCTATCTTGTTCACCAGTGAGTGCAGAAACTGTTGGGGGTGTGAGTGCGACAGCATCCCCAGTAGCAAATAGCTCTGGCTCGGTGACTAATCAGGCAATTCAGGTATTGCAAGGTCCATATATTACCAACACTTATGGTGGTGGTATTCAATGTCAAGGACCCACTAGAAACTTTACCCCCTATGTAACAGGAACTGCATCAGCTTCCAAACCTTGGGAACCATATTATGACGACCCTGTATATGATATCAGTGATAACAATGGTGCCTTCGATGACGAAGGGAATGCAATTGGGGATGGAATTATTGATAATCCTGGCCGCATTCTTTTCCACAAAAAAACTAGAACTGGACAGAAAGATAACTACAGTCTAGGTCTTGGTTTCTCTATGACTTGGAGCACACCAACAGATAAAAACCTGCAGGATCTATGTAAGAAAGCAGCAGCAACACAAATCGAATTGAATCAACAACTCGCTGCTAATAAAAGATTAGATTTTGAGATCGCGAGACTCAAAAATTGTGGACAGTTATTAAAGGAAGGAATTCGCTTCGCTCCTGGTACTAGGTACGCCAAAGTGTGTGAGGATGTGCAAGTATCTGGTGTGAACTTCATGGTTCCACACGTACACAAGATTCCTTCTACTTCTTCGTCTTCGCCTTCACAGCGCGAAGCTTTGCAATCGCTTGATTCCGATCCCGCTGCTCTTCTCGGCGCTCCTTTACAGACAAGATCTTCATTTGTTTCCCCCTGATTGCAGCAACCTTCTTCAAGACTTTCTTCACTGTGGGTTTGATAACCTTCAGTAAGATGTCAGCAAATGGTTTAGCAATCAGTGCAGATGTAGTAGCAACAACAGCAATACCTCCAGTGGTGATAACAACACTCGCTGGGGGTATTCCATTTATGGCTTGCTCAATGATGGGTACGTCTCTTACTTCCCTGATACATTGAGTGCCAACTAATTTATATCCTGTGACTTCTTTCCTACCACTGTCAAAGATGTGACCAACTGGTTCCTCTGACAATTGCTTCTGGGTAGGACATTCAATCTCTGCTGCAGCAGGAGTGGTGTCTGGTGTTTTCTTTGGTGTCGCTGCTGGTTCTGGCGTCTTCTGCTCTGGCGGACTGCCAATAGGTGGCACTGGAGTCTCACGCTCAAGCTTCAACTTGCTCTTATTATAATCCATAGGAGTGAACGATGGTGTGCCTGCATCACAGTACACCTTTACACCTTTCGGATCGTCAATCTCTAATTGATTGTTGTCATCACGTTCGTGTGCCTCTACACATCCAGGCATGTCCACAACAGGGACACCAATCATGTTAGTAACTGGATAGATAGGAGGAACACTAGGGATTCGTGCCTCTGGAGCAGTCCAAATGTTAATTGGACCGATGTCAAGGTCACGAATCCTAATGCTATCTGTTGAAATCTGTGGAATATCCATCAGGGTAGAGGGATAGCACCACCTGTTGCACTTGGAAGTTTCTCTACTTCAGGCATTGCTTTGTCTACAATACCAGGCAGTGCTTTAGTCACTGCATCAGTCGCTGCCTTCGAGACTTTCTCGACAGCACGTTCAGTAATCGAATCTCTATTCAAGTACACATAAGCAGTGGTTCCTACTAGCGTGAGGGATACTAGTCCCGATAGTAGTGCCACTGCATCAATCACCTTTCGCATCTTTCTTTTCCTCACTTGGTTTATCTTTATCTTCGTCTTTCTTTTTAGACGCTTGGACTCCGAACGTAGCTAAAGTCGTTGTGAAGACACTGGCTATAAATGTCGGATCGATTTGTCGTTGCGGAATGCCAGGAACAGTTACATAATTAAGTGTAAGAATTGCTGCTGACCACCCAAGAATAATAACACGCACCAATGCAGACAGACCTTCGTCTGCCCATTCAAACTTTTCCTTCTTCTCTGGCGCTTCCTTTACAGGAGTTTCTGCCATGTCTGGAATAGTTGAGGCACTTTTATTTAGTCTGCAAGGTAACCATTTTCTTTTAGCCATTGCCCTGTCAGTGGTGTGGGTGGATACACTTTCCACATCTCACCAGTAGCACAGGCATCCAATGCTTTAGCAGTCATACCTTCAGTGCGACCTGCCCAGGATGCTTCTGCTTCCCAAGGCACTGCATTTTTAGGATAGGTACGTTCAGCAAGTGTGCGCCAGATCGTAGGAACTGCCTCTTCAGGTTTGATGATAGCGATCATACTATTCTTGATAGTACCCGCCATGCAATCCTGTGCAGCGTGCCACCCTTCATGTCTAGTGACACTCATGAGTGTGCTTTGACGATGCATGAAAGCATCATTCAAAAAGAAGTTATTACCTACAGTATGATAGACACCTCGGTGTCCTGGTGGAAAGTATTTTGTATCTGCTAGAAATACCCCAACTCCGATCTTATCAAAGGCACGGATGATGTCATTAAACTCACTAGCAACAGACCCATAATCACTATCGGGATAGCGATCGATAATATCTTGAATACTTGTGACTCGTTTAACATTGTCGGTACACTCTAGTAGCATCATGCATCCCATAGAATCCATAGTGTGGTAACCCTTGGTGGGTTCCGCCGCTACAGGCACAGTCATACCATGTGCCGCTCCGAGGAGCAGACCTGACAAAATATACTTAAACATAATATACCTCAATGATTTTTATTTATCTTCGTTGTACCAGAAGTCTTCCCAGTCTTCTTCTGTCGCTTCATAGATAGGGCAAGGTTCTTCCATAAGGATATCGACTTTTGCTCTTATCATTCTAGCACGAAGCTCTTTTTCTTGCTCTTCAGTTAGAATACTCATTGAGGATGTCTAGCATACGGTTCAACATGTGATCAGCACCTGAACGCCAATCATCATTCTTGTGGTCATACATACCATCCCCGATTTCTTTTTTTAATTTAAGAACACGAGACAGTGCATCAACCTTGAGTAATCTTCCTCTTGGCATAATTAAAAACCACAATGAAATATTTATTTGTTGTTCTCGAACAGACCAATGAAATATTCAGCATCCACCACAATTAGTGGTTTCTTTCTGTTCTTCTTCATGACTACGATAGGTTCATAGTCACCAGAATTTTCACATGCCTGTTCGTATGCGTCCCAAACATTGAGACGCTCAACGTTCTTACATTCTATCGAGTGAGGGAACTTTTGTCTAGCTGCTCGTGCCATAATGAGATCTTCACCACCAGCGCCCATAGATCGAGACTCAATGTCCTCTGGATGAACATCAAGCATCTCGATCAACTTCTGACGAACCCATTTCTGTAAGTTCCTACCTTTTGCTTTGGCACTACTAGTTTTCATAACCACGGATCTGGTATTTGTACCGCATTGCTTGTAGGAACCATGCGTCTGTCAGACACTTCGGACCCTCCATGATGATCTTTGCTTGCTTGGCGTTCACACTCGGATCCGAGAGTGCTCTCCTTTTCCATTCGGGAAGTTCTTTTGTCATGCAACCACCTGTAAAATATGTTCATGTCTCTGATTGGTTCTCCCAATATCCAGGGATGTTCTCACCACGCAAGAACTTACCCCAGTTGACAGTGTTGTAGTCAATACTATTGTCCCAGCAGAACTTCTGCATAACTTTCATTAGCTCCTCGTCATTCATCCTGGTCCACCAATAGATCGTATACTGTTCGTTACGATCAATTTGTTTCATGACTTCCAGATACTTCTGGACTGCCTTGGGTTGTTTTGGATCTGCCTGCATAGGTTTAGGCAGTGGAGTATCAGGATTCATAATTGTATAAGCGTATGGTCATCATCATCTGTAAAGATGGTATCCAATTGAGTAAGATCAAAGGCAATAGTAATTCTAGGACTATCCTGTTGATTAACTGTAGTATAGTGAGGAAGGTAGTTAGGAAATAGTGTCAGTTTACCTGGCACATTCTCTGCCTCATAGTTCCTACCAATGTTATCATACGGATGTTCGTAGATAGTCTTGGTGCCCACAGCAGCAACAGTTAGATGTCCCCCCAAGTATGTATGTTGGTGGACAGAGTGCCAATGTTTTTTGATTCTCTCACCCTTTCTCAATACATTTGCCCAGCATCTAATGCGTACCTTGGGTGGAGATTTGAATACACCGAACATACTTTGATAGTATTGTCGGTGAAACTTTTTGATCTCCTGATGTAACTGATCTGTAGCAGGAAACCTCCAGGTCAAGACATTAAAATGCCTGAACCTAGAGGTAAGACTATCAGGACCAAGACCAGTGTTCCCGTCACTACTGGCGGGAAACTGGGATTTGATCTCTTCTTCTTTCTGTAGAATAATTTTAGTTAGTTCTTCACAGTCAATATCAATTTGCTTTTCACCAATAGTAAAGTCCCACTGGGGTGCAAATGGTGACTGGGGCGGATCACTCTTATGATGAACCGCACACCATTCATTTGTCATAGTTTAAATCCAGAGAAAGTCTTTTCACCAACGTCTTGCTTGAGACCACCAATAACATAGGACTCAACCTCTGTCTCTTGTGGTGCCACCTGCATAGTCTTGGAGTTCAACCAATGCTCTGTCCAGGGAAGAGGATTGTTAGAGATAGGTTGATCAAAGACAGGCTTCATGTTGATAGATTTCATGCGACGATTCGCAACCCACTCAACATAATTCTTGAGTAGTTTGTCATTCAAACCAATCATGCTACCATCTCTGAACAGATACTCTGCCCAGTTCTTCTCTTCCTCTACACAGTCACGGAACATCTGGACAACGTTCTGCTCTTCCTCTTCAATGATCTTCAGCATGTCAGGGTCATCACCCTTCTGCCAGTTCTTGATCATGTTCATGGTGATGGTCATGTGCTGTGATTCATCACGAGCAATCAGACCGATGATCTTTGCATTGCCTTCCATGACTTTGAGTTCACCGAAAGCAAAGGAGCAAGCGAAAGAAACATAGAAACGAATACCCTCAAGGATGTACACGTTCATGACCGCACGATAGAGTCTACGCTTCAGGTCACGCAGTGTCCATTCAGCACTAGGAGAATCTTTCCAGTCTTCCTTCCACCAGTTACCAGTGCCATACTCCTGTGCAGCATTGATGAAGTCATCGTATGCCTTGGTGACACTAGCAGCACGTTCAATGATCTTCTCATCGTCGATGATAGT